CTGAAGTTGTTCAGATTGCCAAGGATTTGTTTGCATACTGCAAGCAAGAAATGGAAGAGATGCGCCAAGAACAAATGGAGCGCATGATGTCCATGAAGATGAATGACTTCGGTGAGTCTGGCGACAGTGAGCAAGGCGAGAAGTCCGAAGGAGACGCTGATGGGGAGTCAGAAGATGATGACGGCTTTGACTTCAGCGACTACGGCGATGATGAGCTGGACAGTGGCGATGAGGAGTCATCTGCTGGCGATCCTCAAGACTCCGACGATTCTGAGGAACAACTGAAGGGTGCTGGTGGTACTGGATACTCTCACGTATATGAGGGTCAAGAAGAGCCTGTTTCTATCACCGATAAGAACTTCCAAGAGAAGGTGAAGACTCTTGCTCAAGGTAAGACTGTTCAAAACGGTTTCTTGCCCGGCTTCGCGAAGACCGATGTTAGCAAGGTTGTGGTTGACTGGCGTAAGATGTACGGCAACGTTGCCGACGGTTCTTCGGAATACTACAAGACTACTGCTTTCACTGAGTTTGAATCCAAGAACAAGAATGCCATCTCTTACCTTGTCAAGGAATTTGAGATGCGCAAGCGGGCTGCTGAGTTGCGCCGTGTGTCAATCTCTGACACTGGTATGATTGATACTAACCTGCTGCATTCCTACAAGTTCTCGGACAACATCTTCCGCAAGATCGCTACTGTTGCAGAAGGCAAGAATCACGGGCTTGTTGCGATGGTTGACTGGTCTGGTTCCATGCAGAATAACCTGTACGGCAGCGTTGAACAGTTCCTGATTCTGGCGATGTTCTGTCGTAAGTTGAACATTCCGTTTGAAGTGTACGCCTTCAGCGACAACCATGTTCAACCAGATGCATTTCAGTGGATGGACTTCTCTGCGCCGAACGTGATTGACCTGCGTCAAGGCTTCCAGTTGCTGAATTTGATGTCCAGTCGGATGAGCAACCTTGCATTCCGTAAGATGGCTAATGATCTTCTGAATGTTGCGGCTGCGTATTCTGGGTACGGTGAAAATCACGGATACTACGCCCGCGCGCGGCTTGACGGGATTGTAAATTCTAAGATCACACTTGGTGGTACTCCGCTGAATGCGTCAATCGTAGCCTTGTCTAAGGTTGTTGCAGACTTCCGCGTCAAGAATCGTCTGGAGATCGTAAACACGGTTATCCTGACTGACGGTGAAGACTCTGACTATCTTTACACTCTGAACAGCACCGAAAAGTATCGTGGGCTGTATCAAGAGAGTGCTCACACCGTTTCTTATATCTTTGATGATGAGACTAAGAGGAGTTACAGGATCGGCCCTAAGGGTGTGACTCCGACCCTTCTTGAAATTCTCAAGGCTCGGACTGGCACCAATCTTGTTGGTTTCTATGTGGTCACCAACAATAAGAAGCATTTTGATCAGGCTGTATATCGTCTGAACAACAGTATGCTTCAACCCGCCCGCGAAAAGGCTCTGCGTGAATTTCGCGAAAACGGTGTGTACACAATGGAAGGTTGGGGTTACGATGAATACTATATGATTCCTGGTGGTAAGGCGATGGAAGCCTCTGATGATAGTCTTGAAGATATCCTCAAGGACGACACTGGCGGTAAGGTTAGCACTCGCCGCCTGAGTGGTGCGTTCCTGAAACTTAACCAAAATCGATTGAACTCCCGAATCCTATTGAAAAAATTCATCGAAAAGACCACCTAAAGCGCTTGACGGGTGGTAAAAAGTGATGTATACTGGATCTATTGATTGATAAAGAAAGGCTCTAAATCATGTTTACCGTGTCTGAGAAAGTTGCGTATCTGACTGAAGCCGCAAGCCGTTTCGGCGGTGAGGCTTCCCGTGACCAACTGGCTAGTCTGGCTGCTGAGGGTTTTCCTAAGCATCTCTGGCTTCAGAACAAAGAGTATCGCACCGGGCGTGGCATGTATCGCCTGCCTCTGCAAGAGTTTGGCATTGATATGGCTCGACTTGCAGTTGTGCCTAAAGCAGCGGCTGAGACTCCTGTTTTTGCTCCTGTTGTTGCTCAACCTCAAGTGCAACAGAAATCCATCTCTACGGTGGCTAAGTTCACCGACAAGGCGATTGTACCTTCTCGCGATCCTCTGTTCGTAGAATTTGGCTTCTTTGATAAGATGAAGATGGTGATCAAGTCTAGGCAGTTCTACCCAGTCTTTGTGTCTGGTCTGTCTGGTAACGGTAAGACAATGATGGTTGAACAAGCCTGCGCGGCTCTTCAACGTGAGTATCTGCGAGTCAACATCTCTCCCGAGACTTGCGAAGATGACCTGATTGGTGGCTTTCGTCTGATTGATGGAGAGACTCGCTGGTACGATGGTCCTGTTATCCAGGCTATGAAGTCTGGCGCAATTCTGTGCTTGGACGAGATTGACCGTGGATCTAATAAGCTAATGTGCCTGCAAGCTATTCTGGAAGGTAAGCCCTACCTGATCAAGAAGACTGGCGAGTATGTTCAACCGGCTGCTGGTTTCAACATTGTTGCTACTGCTAACACCAAGGGCAAGGGCGATGAAACTGGTCGCTTCATGGCTGCGACGATTCTGGACGATGCCTTCCTTGAGCGTTTCCCGATCACGGTTGAGCAAGAATATCCTGACGTCAAGATAGAGACTAAGATTCTGAGCCGAGTCTTTGACAGTCTTGGGCTGACTGATAAGGAGTTCGCAGTCAATCTTGTCAAGTGGGCTGATATCATCCGCAAGACCTTCACTGAAGGTGCCATTGATGAGGTGATCGCAACTCGGCGTCTGGTCCACATCGCCAAGGCTTTCCAAATCTTCGGTGATCGCATGGCTGCGATTCAGTTCTGTATCAACCGCTTTGATACCGAAACTAAGACTGCTTTCTTGGACCTCTACACCAAGATCGATGCGACTGAGACTGCACCTGCTGCACAGCCTGTAAGTCAGAATCAGGAAGTGCCTTTTTAATTTTCTCCTGGCATAACTGCCTTAGAGACCACGAAAGTGGTCTCTTTTTTCATATATAAGAGTACACATCCTAACATTATGGAGATACTATGGAACTTGAATTGAATCTAGAACAGCTACGACAAAAGAAATTATTCATTGCAACACCGATGTATGGTGGGCAATGTCATGGATCATACACTAAAGCGGTGGCTGATCTAATGACAGTGTGTACCAAGTATGGAATTGATGCCCGTCTATTCTTCATCTTCAATGAATCATTGATCACTCGGGCTAGAAATTATCTTGCAGATGAGTTTATCCGAAGTGATATGGATTATCTGTTCTTCATTGACAGTGACATTCATTTTGAGGCACAAGATGTTCTTGTCATGATGCACCACGCAGTGAACAATCCAGAAATGGAAATCTTATGTGGAGCATATCCTAAGAAGACTATTTCTTGGGAGAAGATCAAAATGGCTGTTGATAAGGGTTTCGCCGACAAAAATCCAAACGTTCTTGATGAGTTTGTTGGGGACTATGTTTTCAATCCTATTGACGGAGTTACAACATTTAGAATTGATACTCCCATTCAAGTGAAAGAAGGTGGAACTGGATTCATGTTGATTCAAAGGAGCGCATTCGCTAAAATGGATGTTGCTTATCCTGAATTGCTTTACAAACCAGATCATGTTCGCACTAAGAACTTTGATGGAAGTCGCGAGATCATGGCATACTTTGATACGGTGATTGATCCAAAGTCTAAACGATATTTGTCGGAAGACTACATGTTTTGTCAGTGGGCACGAAATGCTGGTTCTCAGGTTTGGATGCTACCCTGGATCAAGTTGAAGCATGCAGGAAACTACATCTTCGGTGGCTCCTTAGCAGCCCTAGCAGCCGTTGGCGCAAGCCCAACAGCCGATTCAACTGTGAAAAAGAGATAAGCATGATTGACAAGAATGTAGCTAGTGTAGTACAATTACTAGCAACTCGTATGGAAGTTGGATTCAAGAAGTACGGTGTAACAACTGAGAGGAAAGACATTGATCTTCTTGGCTGGTTGCAACATCTTCAAGAGGAACTTCTAGATGCCGCAGTTTATATTGAACGACTAAAACAAGAGGTAAATAATGAAACTAAGTGAAAGCACCCTAACATATCTGAAGAACTTCTCTTCAATCAACTCTGGCATTGTATTCCAAGAGGGCAATGTCATTAGAACAATTTCAAAGCAGCAAAACATCCTAGCTAAAGCTACTGTTGAAGAAACTTTCACCGACAAGTTTGCCATCTATGATCTGAATAGGTTCCTCGCTTTGATCGGTTCCCTAAGTGATCCTTCCCTCGACATCTCTTCAGAGAAGAAGAACATCAAGATCAAGTCTGGATCATCTCAGACTGTATATGGGCTGTCTGATGAATCTCTTGTTGTTACTGCACCAGCAAAGGATCTGAAAGTCTCAGGAGAAGTCAAGTTCACTCTGTCTAAAGATGTCATGTCTTCAGTTCTAAAGATGGCAGGCATTCTTGGTCTTCCAAACATCTCAGTACGCGGCGACAGGAATGTCGTTTCCGTTGCAGCAGTGGATGTGAAGAATCCAGACTCCGATGTGTTTAGCGTGGAAGTAGGTAAGACAAAGACTGAGTTTGAAATGATCTTCTCTACAGAGAACTTCAAGATGATTCCTGGCGACTATGAAGTGACAATCTCCTCAAAGGGCATCTCACATCTGAAGAACACAAAAGAGCCGATTGAATACTGGATCGCAATTGAATCTGGTTCTCGCTATGCCGAGTGACAATACGGAGGATTTTATTATGAGTCAACAAGTGCAATCCACGGGCATTGCAATTCCATCTTCGCCTGCTGATCGGCAGGCTATCAAGAATGCTCTTCAAGAGATTTCAAACTCTCTTACTCGCATTGAGGGTGAGCGTGACCTGATCAAGGACATTCTTCAGACTGTTCAGGACAATCAGAGCATTCCTAAGAAGTATGTGCGCAAGCTAGCTAAGATTTACCACAAGCAAAACTTCACCGAAGTCCAACAGGAACAGGAAGACGTTGAAGCACTGTATGAGACTGTGACAAGTCCAAACGTATGATGTACTTTCCTGCTGTCGATTTCTCAAACAAAGAGTTTGAGAAAACCCTGACAGACTTCTATAAGTCAGATGAGTGGATGAATCTGAGAAATGATTTTAAGTCAAAAATGTCTCAATTCTGTCCTGTGTGTGGTTCTGAAGAGAAACTGATCGTCGATCACATCAATCCAATAAGATTTTTCTGGGAACAGAGATTAGAAGAAAACAATCTTCAAATGCTATGTTCTGAGTGTAATCTAGAGAAGGGATATGGTATAGGATGGTCTTTACAGTGGCATATAGACAGTAAAAAAAGATTTGCAAAAAAGAAAGAGATGGACAGATTCAGATACTTTGAGCCAAAGAAAAAAAGGAACATAGTTCAAGAAGACGAAGTTCCTCCAGTAAAAATCAAGTCTACAGAAAGTTCCAAAAAAATAAGAATTGTGAAGAAAGATGGAACAATCATAGAAAGAACCATCTGATTGCATTCTAACATTGTGTGTGTTAGAATGCATCTTTATGTTATGATGAATGGAGTGACTCATGCTACAAGACTTCTTGTGGGTTGAAAAGTATCGCCCAAAGAAAGTGGCAGATACAATTCTGCCGGACGATCTAAAGCAAACTTTCCAGCAGTTTGTGAACAACAAAGAGATTCCCAATCTCATCCTAGCCGGTGGACCTGGTATCGGTAAGACGACAATCGCCAAGGCAATGCTAGAGGAGATTGGTTGCTCTTACATTGTGATCAATGGTTCTATGAACGGTAACATCGACACACTACGCAATGAAATCAAAAACTTTGCATCAACCGTTTCCTTCTCTGGTGGTAGAAAATATGTCATCCTTGATGAGGCTGATTATCTCAATCCGCAGTCTACGCAACCTGCTCTTCGCAACTTCATGGAAGAGTTTTCTGCTAATTGTGGCTTTATCCTTACTTGCAACTTTCTCAATCGTATCATCACGCCTCTACACAGCAGATGCTCCGTTATACAGTTCAAGATAAACAAGGCTGATCGCCCTAAACTTGCAACACAGTTCTTTGGGCGAGTGATGAAGATTCTCAAGACTGAGAACATTGAATTTGATCCGAAAGTTCTTCCTGAGTTGATCATGAAGTTCTTTCCTGATTGGCGTCGAGTTCTCAATGAACTTCAACGCTACTCAGCGACTGGTAAGATTGACTCTGGCATTCTAGCCAACGTCAAAGATGTCTCACTGAAGAATCTTGCATCTGCATTGAAAGAGAAAGACTTCTCTACGATGCGCAAGTGGGTTGTTGAGAATCTGGACAATGATCCAGCAGCAATCTTTCGCAACATCTTTGACACTGCGAATGAACATCTTCAACCAAACTCCATTCCACAGTTGGTGATTCTTCTTGCAGACTATCAGTATAAGTCTGCGTTCGTCACGGATCAAGAAATCAATCTCGTTGCTTTTCTGACTGAAGTCATGGCATCATGTGAGTTCAAATGACACCGTTTGATTTCATCAAAGCAATCTCAGAGAGCAAAGAGAATCTGTTGGTTGGAACAGACAATGACGAATTGACTGAAAAGGAGTATGAACCCTTTATCGTCAATCGTGGTTTGTCTTTCTTTCCAGACACAATTCTCTATGTCAACGAGATGAATGTTCGCGCATCTCTAGGTAAAACTCCTCAATTCCTATTTCTTCTAAATAGCATTAGACCACGAAAGCGATATAGCAAGTGGCTAAAAAAAGAGAAATTGGATGATGTACAGATTGTCTCTGAATACTATGGATACAGTCTTGCCAAATCCAAGGAAGCACTCAAGGTCTTGACTGATGATCAGATCAAGATCATAAAAACAGCATTAGAAAAAGGTGGAGTGAACACCAAGGAGAAAAAGGATGCAAGAAAACTATGTTGACAGTCTGCTGGAGGTGAGACTAAAAAAAGAAGACGATTTTCTAAAAGTCAGAGAGACATTGATGCGAATCGGTGTGGCGTCAAGAAAAGACAAGAGACTGTATCAGTCGTGCCACATTCTTCATAAGAGGGGCAAATACTACATTGTACACTTCAAGGAGTTGTTTGCGCTAGATGGCAAACCAACAGACTTTGATGACAGTGATCTTGGGCGTAGAAACACCATCTCAAATCTTCTTTCTGAATGGGGATTGATTGAAATTGTTATTCCAGAAAGATCAAAAGAACCAGTCGCGCCACTCTCGCAGATCAAGGTTATTGCGTACAGTGAAAAGAACGATTGGGAATTAATAACAAAATATAATATCGGAAACAACAAGCGTAAAGATTGACAATCCAACGAGGATGTGTCATAATAGAGTCTGATGCGATGTAGCATCGGTAAAATTTCTAACTGATTTGAAAGGTAATTATCATGGCATTTGTAAATTCTAGCAAGACGCAAAACGAGCAACTCATCTCCCACCTTCGTGGCACCTGCCGCACACTTAGCGCACCTCAAGCACGAGCATTGTTCGGCGTCAAGAACCTTCGCGCCCGCATGAGCGAACTTCGTCAGATGGGCTTCCGTGTTCGCACTTCAAAGAACACTTTGGGCAACACAACCTATGCAGTTGCCCGCCGCATGCAGTGGCAATTTAACTAAAAAAATGTGCAAATACAGTCTTTATTAGGCTTGTTTGCACATAAATCTGTATAAATAAGATACCCAACGGGATGGGAACGTAAAGACTCTACCACCTTAGGAGCGTCTAAAGCCGGCACAACGATATGGTGCCCCTGTATTCGGTAAGCAGGGACTACGCTAAGCCTTCGGGGTAGCATTTTCATTTTTACTCGCTTAATCAAAGGAGAAACTATCATGACAAATCTTTCCGCATTCGGTCCAGGCTTCAAAGACTTCGACAAGTATTTTGTGGGCTTTGAAGATCAATTCAATCGCCTTTCTAAGATGCACGATGATCTTACAAAGAGCATTCCTAACTACCCCCCGTACAACATCAAGAAAACTGGCGAAAACACTTACGCTATTGAACTTGCTGTTGCTGGTTTTGGTAAGCAGGACATTGAAATTGAACTAGCTGAAGGCAAGTTGATTGTTAAGGGAACTACATCTGATAACTCAGATGAAAATTTCCTATTCAAGGGTA